CATCTCTTTGATCACTTTGAGTTCAACATCGCCGGGACGCTTGGGCAGGAATGTGCTCAAGTCATACAATCCGTGAGTTTCAATTGCAGCCTGTTCAGCTTCTGTGAGTGCTGATTCTTTTCTAGCCCACTTGGAACTGTTGTAGTCAGCAAAGCCACCCTTTTGAGTCTTGGTGATACGGAAGTCCAAGCCACGCATCAAGTCAGTTGGCAATTCTTCCAGTTCAGGATCCATCAACGCACCTTTGATCAAGGTAAACAGTTGAGGTCCAATGATGAACTTGCGGATGGGATTGTCCGGGGTTTTGTCGTCGGCAATAGGATTCTCACGCACAAAACCTTGGAACAGGTATGAACGCTTTTTCCAGTACTTACGACCCATGTCTTCAAGGCTCTTGTCCTTGAACCAAGTACGAACTTCTGCCAGTACCGGACAGGCGTCTCCCCACATTTCCACGCAGGGTACTTGTACAAATACTTGTTTTGATTCCATTTCTCCTTTGACGCCATTGAATGGCAGTCGGATCATTGCTCGTTCGACCCAGAAAAATGTGTTTTTTGTGTTACCGTCAGGTAGGAAGCGTAGTGTGGCCGATTGACCTTCTTCCATGTTCCAGTGTGGATAAATTGCTCGATCGCCTCCACCTTGGTTTGAGTTGCCTTTTGTGTCAGCTGCCTGTAGTCTTGCTCGGATTTCTGCTAAAGATGCCATAGTTTGTTTCTCCTTAAAAAGTTGCCTATGTGTTGCCTATCTAAAATTAGATCTTTGTTGCCTGTGACGCACAAACAATAAAGCGCATACACCATGTAGTATATGCGCTATTTGCCTTGGTGTCAAGTTTATTTATGTCATTTGAGCAAAGCTAATGATTTTATTCTTGCCAGAAGTGCAGTATCAGATTTGCTTTCGTAGTAGCTGCCAGTGATAGCGCCATTGTAGTTGATTGGGTCATCTGTTTTTTCGCTAAACACTTGTGCCAATCGGTCAGGAGATTTAATTGAGCCACCTAGTCCTTGTGTGGCAGCTTTCATAGCAGATTTGGCCATATCTCCGGTGCTAACTTCGTTTACTTTATCGCCTAGTTTGTCACCTGCCACTCCACCAGCTGCACCACCTAATGCACCACCAACAAATTGCCCAATTTTTTCACCAGCCATATTTCCAGCAATTTGCCCTGCTGCACTTCCGATCGGGCCGCCGGCTGCACCAGCTGCACCACCTAGAGCTTGACCAATTTTACTACCAAGTGCGCCGCCTGCAAGATCGCCAGCCATAGCTCCAGCAGCACCACCTGCTACTGCACCTTTCCATCCATCAGTAAGTTTCCTTGTATTTTGCACAATCTCGTTGTCTTCATACATGCCACATTCGGCTAGGCCGTGTTCTGGGCAGTATTCGCCTTCCATGGTCATGTTGCATGTGCCTTCTAGCACTGGTGCGCTCAATTCAGGCATGGCCTCAACTGTGGCAATTGGATTGCCTTCGGGCATGATCATGCCAGAGTTGCTTTCCGTAATGCCCAAGTCGTCTGCTAGGCGTTGTGATATCCATTCATGTGGATCACCAGTGCGAGCTTTTTTCACACCATATGGCATGTCATCAAAGTAGTAGTCATACAGCGCATCAAATAAGTCTCGATCTAAATCAGCACCTGCTTCAAAGTCAGCAACTTCTCTGCTGAAGCGTTGTAGAATGTGATCCAAGGTGTGGCCAGTTGAGTCTGTCAGCACACTTTCTTTTACTGGAACACCAGCATATTTCAGCATAGTGTTGAGTTCTGTGTTTTCTGCCATGCCTCTTTTTCTTATGGCTGGATTGGTAGCGTCGCCATAGCCGCCTTGCTTGGCCCAATCATACGGTTCTACATTACCTGGATTAACATTGGCCCCTTTGCCAACTGCTTGTCTGGCTCCAGCATATCTCCGCTTTGCCAATTTATCATACTGGTCAGCTTCTGAACCAGGCACAATATGTTGTTGTCGAACTACTTCGCCGCCTCTGGTAAGTTGGTCTTTGTATCCTGGCGCTGCTGTAGCAACACCTGCGGCCCAGCCAGCTTGGCCTTTGGCTTTTCTAGCATAACTGCTCAGTGTTGCTGGACTTAGTTCATCCAAATGATCTTCTGCCAGACCTTCTTCAAGATCGTTAATTGCAGCCGAATAAGCCTTTAACACATAATCTTCTATATCTGGGTGATTACCCCCTATAAACCAATCCATACCAAAGTTACTATTAGGTTGAGGATATATAGTAGCAACTAACCCATTACGAAATTCTAAAACCCAAGTATCATCTTCTCCGGGTGGACCGAAAGCAAACTCTAAATCTTTTTTAGATGTTCTTAGTGAACCTTGTCTTGTTGTCCTATTTGCCTTCATTTCGGGATCATCACTAATGTTCATAACTTCAGTTGGATCAAATTTATCTAAATAACGTTTATCATATTTTGACCTACCAAGCATACCTTCACCCTCCGCCACACCTTTCTGATCAGGTATAAGTTTATAACGTTTTGGATTTGCACGACCTAATCCTCTAGGTCCAATGCCGTGACTTAACCCATCCTCGTGACCACGATTGTATTCTGGATCATTACTGTATTCATCATGATATTCATCTTCAATCCCATGGTTCCAACCTACTTTATACATTTGAGATATTGATGGTTTCGTCAATGCACCTTGTCTACGTTCGAGATCACGTAGTTTTTGTGACAGGGGATTAGTTCTACGTACTTCGTCTACAGCCTCGGGGTCAGCGCCACCTTCTGCCATACCCTGTTCAGGAGCAGTGCCTGGTGCTTGTTGACCAGCAGCAGGTGCCACTGGTTGTTGTTCATCAGCGTCGGGTGTAGTATTCAGTTGAATACCAAGTTCTTGCAGTCTAGCTTGTACATCTGTGTCATCCCAACAGTTAGCACGAGGATCTTGTTCAGCCAAGTCAGCAAGAATGTCAAACAATTTATCATCGCCTATCACATCATACAGTTGTTCTTTGGCATTGGTAGCGTCTGGACCAACAATGAGTTCTTTGCTCATGAGCTCGTCCAGTTTGGCTTGTGCTTCTGGAGTGTCTGGCAAAGCCCAGGTGCCTTCCATGATCTGGTTTGCCCAGTTTTCAAAAATTTGTGCTTCTTTCATAGCGTTTCCTCGTTGTTGTATTTTGGCCAGTGTGGGCAATGCAGCCTCAATTCTGGCATCTAGCGTTTGTTCAATAAACATGGTCTTGAGATCTTCCACCAAGGCAGTTTCATCACCAATGTCTGCTGGTGTCCATGATTCAAAATATTGTGCGTACCCACGGCCTGTGGCCATGTGCTGTAGACTTTCACGCAGTTCCGAATAGTAGTGCTGAACTGTTTCTACCAGTTCTTGTGTGATGCCTTCAAACACTCGTTGTTGGCTGGCTCTGTTGAATCTGCTGAGCACAGCCATTTCGCTCACAATCTCATTGATATGCTGGCCGCGAATGTCGTAGGGTCTGCCGCCTTGCTTGACGTGTTCTAGCATGGCTCTACCGCCAGACAGTTTCACAAATGGTAACTTGAATCTTTCACCATCCACAGTTTCAATAAACAAACTTTCCACATAGCGATAGCGTTTGTCATCCTCACCAATCATGCGGTTGTGTTTGATCACCAAACGAGCTTCGGTTTGCTCGCCCACGTAGCTGACCTTGCGTGTGCCATAGTAGCCTTCAAATAGACCTTCTTTGATGGCTGCCATGCCAGTCATTGTGTGCTTGAGTTGATTGATGTCTTTGGGACTGAATGTGTATCTGTGCTGTGTGGCAAAATTTTTGAGTTCAGGCAAAAAGCCTGTTTCGCGTTCTGACCCAAACCAGTCCAGTTTGTCCTGGGGATTTTCCATGGTTTTACCCAAGTTGTCTCCAAAGAACAACTGCAAGTCGTTGTCATCGCCCAGCACGATTACCACTGTGCCGTAGTTTTGCCCTGATTTTGCAACCCAGTCAAACGCAAATGTTTTGGCTTCTTCTGGTGAGGAGTCTTTACCCTGTCCATCGGTGTATTTGACGTCATAGTCTTTGGTTGCCAGCAAGTCAGCAACGTCTTGGGAAATGTTTTCTATAGCCATAGTTTGTTATTTAGCGCATTAGTGATATGAACGGAAACGGCTCAACAATCATATCTCCATGGTCTTTTAGGTGTGAATCCAAGTCTGAGTGATAAGTTTGCAACAACAACAGCATGCGCACCGCCAGCAAACTGGCCATTACTAGATCATCAGTTTCGCCGGGTTTGGCAGCATAACTGGTGCCCATGGCCACAAATGTTTTGAGTTCTGAAACCAAGGGCCTTGAGTTGATTTTCATGCGTCCAGATTCCACTAGGATTTTGAACTTGTTGCAGGCTGTGATTTTGCTTTTGTTTGTGGTGTTAAAGCCCTTGCGGAATCTGCGTCCTGTGGTGCCGGTTACTGAATTGTCACTTAAAAAATAGCCAGGAATGTTTTCTTCGCCATATTCAGCTATGCTGATCAAGGCAGCTTCGCCAATAGTGTTATTTTCCACTGAGTAGTAAATGCTTTTTTCGTCTTTAACTACACCATGCAATTCTTTCACAATGTCTGCTAGAATTCGTATTTGTGTGGGAATGTCAGTTTTGTTATGACGCCATTCAGCAATCTGATCTGTGGTTCTGGCATCAAATACCTGTATAGCTGCAGGGTCGCCACCTGTGCCCAAGCTGGGATCTAGTGCCACAACATACATACCATCTTTCACAGGATCCTTATACCAACGCACTTGGCCTGATCTGCGGGCAGGTTCTGCACCTTCCAAGTCCATGAGTTTGATAGGATTAATCAGCGTTTCATCATTGATAACAAATTCACAGTCCATTTCTCTACGGAAACGCTCATCGCCCAGCTGGGCCATTTGTTCAGAACCCCATTGATCTCCACGTTCAGGATGTTCACGCCAGTATGATCTAAATGCACGGAATCCGTTGATACCTAGTTCTGTGGTGTTGCCGTGCTCATCTTCACATTTGTTGGCACCTTTCCACAAGAACGCAAACTGATCTTCGTCTGAGTTGGGAGTGCTTGTAATAATTGCCTTACCACCGGTAGCTAAAGTAGGGCTAATAGAAGTCCAAAACTCTTTGGCAATTGTGGGGCGCACAAACGCAAATTCGTCAGCGTATAGCAAGGAGATTGACATACCCCGGCCGGTTGTTTCTGTTGTGGTCTGACTCACAATACGGCTGCCATTTTCAAACTCTATGGATCCTTTGTTGTAGCTAGTAGCACCTGCTCGAATGTGATTTGGGCACAGTTCGTATGCATAGCGTATGCGTTGCATGATCTCTTGTGCGCCGGTGTATTTGTGTGCGGCAATAAGAATAGTTGAATCTGGCACAAACATTGCATACCATAGTAGGTATCCAGCAGCCGAAGTTGACTTGCCTGTCTGCCGAGGCATTAGTGATATTGAATAACGATAGTTGTGATAGGTATAGATCAGGCGCTTTTGATAGTCAAACGGATGATATAACATCTTGCCGCGTGTGGGATGCTGGATGTAGAAAAAGTTGTCCATGAAATACAGCGGACCATTCACCGAATCAGCACACAGCGCAAACTCCGTGAGTTCTTGTTCGGTGTATGTTTCAACCCTGTGCGGTGCCTTGACCAGCACTGTTTCTAAATTACTTTTTAGACCAATCATTTAATATTCTTTCTGTGAAAGATTTGTGTCCTTCGGGGCCAGCATGAAAATAGTCTCTAGCGTATTCAGCTTCTTCTCTACTGCGGCTCATCCATGTATCTGCTTCGTACGGTAAAAATGGTATGCCAAGTCTATTGCACAATGCTTCAATGGCCAAGCTGTTCTTTAGATTATTTAACCGTTGATTTTCATCTACACTCATCCATTTTTTAACAAATGCATCCGGATGGTTATCCATTGGCATAACACCTTCAGGTTCTCCAGTGTCTTGATTTATAACAACTTCCATACGACCACGAGGTGGATTTAATAACACTACAAGTTTTGGTTTTAAATGCGGTATCCAGTATTCGGCCAGTCTAAAACATCTGTCAGAGCTGCCACCGCCCCATCCAAAATTACATGCTTTGAGATTTAATGCTTGTGCCAGTCTAGTGGGCCATAAATCTTTGTAGGGCAATCCAATGCCCATGGTAAAGCTGCAACCCAGTGCTACCAAGTTATTATTTTGAGGATCAAAATTATCATCTATTGATTGTGCCCTAAATCCTTGATTGTTAAAGTGGTAGCTGATTCCATCAGGTTTGTCCCATCCTTTTTCTTGAAAGTATGCACGATGTATAGGATCTTGCATCATTTCATTGAATCGGGCTTCTGTGTCAGTTGGCCACCATTGGAATGTGACAGACCTTTCGCCAGGCTGCCAAGGCATTTTTGTTATGTCATGTGTCATATTGCATTTCCTTTGCCAATACTGGCCATAGATCAACAAACTTGGTTGTCTTGTTCAAGATAGTTTCAGTGTTAACATGCCAGGCTAATGTATCAGCAGGATCAAGTTTGTTTTTTTGTTGAAGATAACTGTTATCTTCAAGTGTATTACGATAACTTTTTAACGTGTCAATGGCCAGGCCATTCACACCATTGTACTTGGTTACCACGCGATCAATTTCTTCAATGGCCAATTGCCGCAGTTGTGAAGAATGTCTTCGTATATCTAATTCACCAGGATTATTAAGTTCGCACCAATAAATGCCTAAATTTTCTTTTGCACAAAAATCATAGTATTCAATGAGATCCAATGCACAATAAATTGAGTAAGCAGGATGTGCATTCACGTGCTGTCCATCTTGTTTCATCTGTCGTAGATTTTTTACAAATTGTTCCCAGTTGGCTCGGTCTCTTACATATTCAAATTTTTCTTTGTTGGCATTGTCAAAACTAACCATCCATTCTACTTTAGGCCAAGTTTTGAGAATTTGATAGACAGGATTGGTAGTGATCTCCATGCTGAGATTGGTTGTGACCATTACTCTTACATTAGAAGAATCAATGTAACTTAAAAATACATCAAGACCTTTTTGTAACAGCGGTTCTCCGCCGCCAAGACTAAGTCCTTGTATGTTGTGACCTTGTGTTCGAGCCAACTCAATCAAATCTGCATGTTCGTTTTTTACATGATTGATAGGAATTTTCTTAACACTTTGCCAAGCAGTTGATGTTTGGTCATTGCAGTATACACAGGTCAAATTGCAAAGATTGCTCCAGTTGACCACTAGGTGTTCCAATTTAAAAAAGTTTATGTCATTGTCAATAGCTGCCAGTGTGTCTGGGTCTGCATGTCTTACTGTTCTACCACTGGCGCCTGTGGTTTCTTCCAGGCGCTTGCACCAACTGCATCCTGGATGCCACTCACCGCGAGCCATGGCTTCTCGCATGCTGGTGACTTTGGGACCATGTATGATCTCTTGAATGGTCATTTGCTTGTTGTTGCCAATCATGTCAACACAATGAAAACACGGGCTGGTTTCACCTGCTTGATCAATGTTGAGACTGGTCCACGGTGCTGGACAAAATGTAGGGCTGTTAGTTATCATTGGGTGGTGGTGGTGCTAGTAAAGTATAGCTACTTAGTCTAAAAGTTCCTGGTGGCACCTTGCGCAACATTGCATGCCAGTGCAAATGAGTATATCCATTCTTTCTGGGAAAATTAACCATTATGTAACCGGTATTTGGCACAGATAAAAATTGTTTTCTTATTGAGGTTACATTTTTATCATGGTAAAAACAAGTTCCTAGCTGTTCATGGGCAGCAATCCAAATCAGTTGCATGGCACCTGGTAGTTCACCATCAGTATGCATTAAGCATGTAAATCCTGGATCATCAAGCCACCAGGTGGAGCCATATGGCGTTGCTAATTTTCTTCCAATTGCTTCGCCTACCATGGACCATATTATGTTTATGTAATTGTCCCACTCGTTGATCCAGGGTATGCTGTCATTTAAAATGCGTCGACGCGACCAGTGTTCTTGTCCTTCTTGCCGCGCCCAAGGCAAGTCTAGCCACGGAGTAGACAATACTTTTTCTACAAGTGCAGGAGATATTATGTCCTGCACTTCAAACAGATTATCATATTCGTCAACGGCTGTTATTTGCATAGGAATGCCAGTTCTGGCCATAGGCGTTGAAATTCACCAGCTTTGTCTGGATGATACTTGTTTTCATTGTCGTGTATGTGCCGCCAGAAGTCTGTGTCAATTTTACTGACTTTGTCCACACTCAATCTGCCACGATAGGTGGCCAATGCATTGTCAAAAAACTGACGTTCAGCAGGAGTAGCAATGTTCATGGCATAGAAGCGTTCAATTTCCGCTATGGCTTCCTGAGCAACACCTGCGCCGTGCAAGAACGGATCAAGATACTCGGGTTGAAACAAATTCTGCCACAACACTGTGGTTCCTGTATCTTTGGCAAACTGTCGTAACTCACAAATGCGTGTGGCATTGTAGATGTTGTATACTGCATGTATACCGCCCCATTGGCCTTGTGTGGTCATTAGATGTTTGATCTTGGCTAAGTTTTCTTTGATCAACGCCCAACTAGCACCGTGCCGCACATACTCTACTCGCTCACCGGTGTTGTCAAAGCTCATTGACCAGCCAACTCGATTGCGTGTTGATAACTTTTGGAATATTTTGTTTGAATCTAAGTCAACATTTAAGTTGGTGATCAATGTGACTATAGCATCTTTGGGTATGACATCTAGCAGTCGGTTGTTTTCTGGCAGCAACAGCGGCTCGCCGCCCACCAAGGCCACTTCGTGTATGTGTTCGTAGTGTTGTTCAATGAAGTCACACACCGAATCATAATAAGGTCGAGCACCCGACTTGAAAGGAATGCCCTTGAGGCCAGCCCATTTTGAACTGCATGCTTCTCCGCAGTAGTTGCAACTTAAATTGCAGGTAGTGTTCCAGCGCACATCCACAATCACAGGATAATGATATTGATCACCAGCAGTGGCATAATCAAAGTTAGGGTTTACATTGTTGTGCCACTGTCGTTCAGAGTCTGCACCAAAGCGTTCAGCTCGCACACAATTAGAACAATATTCATGAGGTTCGCCTTTGGCCAAACTGGTGCGTATCTCTGCCATGAGATTGGAATTGAGGATTTGCTCAATGGTCTGTGTGTTCAAATTGCCCAGCATGTTAGGATTGCCAGCACAGCAAGTTTTTACGTTGCCTCGCGGATTGATATGCAGGCCACGCCAGGGTGCGGCACAATAGAAATTGCTCATGCAGTATTTACAGGCATTCTAATGCTTGTTGGAATTTTGATTTGTATTGGGCATACCAAGGACCAAATAGTGGCCCTTGACTGAACCATTCAAAATTGTGATTGATTTTGTGCATTTGACTTTGTCTGTGATCCATAGCCGCAGACTCAGTGTCAAATTGTCTACAGATTTGTTTGATAGGTTCAATATTGTCTTCGCTGGCATGCTCAGCAAAAAATCTTGGCTCAAATCCTAATTCTTCCAGCACACGATAACCAGCTTCGGCCATATAAATTGAAAAACAACTTTTGCTAATTATGGCTTTGGCTGTTTTTTCACTAATCAAAGTGTTTTCACCTGGACGTGTTTCTGTAACTACGGTAATTGCAGTATGCCAGGCTGGATGATTGATGGTGTAATCGTTAGGAAAGTTGTCTGGATGAGTGGCAATTTGGGGCGGATATTTTTTTATTTCTTCGTCAAGATCAATTCTACTACTGATCAATTGGCTGATTTTTCCATAAGCATTGAGATCATAAGGATTTGTCCAGCCCACACTGTAGACGTCACGGTCAAAGTCAATTAATTTTTCACTCAACAACGAATGCATCAGCCACAATCGATGAGGGCTGTTGTGTCTATTGAGACACCCAATACGTTTTGATCGTGTTTGAAATATAGGGCTATCATACACTATTGCCCCAAACGCCGGATAATAGATCACACCAGGAATGTTGTCAAACCAATGTTGGCATCGACTGCTCAACACAGCAACTTTGGCACCAGGAAAAAATTCTTTAGTGGCTGCAAGATGATTGATGCACTCTTGTGTTGATATCAACAAAGGGTCCCAGGTAGCGTCAATGAATACAAAAGTATCATTGACTGACTGATCTGTGAGTATTTTTAAATTTTTATAGTAACTTTCCCATGGGCATCGATCAACAATTGTATAAGGAGTTCCCATTAACACTATCGAATTGTCTGGTAGCATTCGATAAGAATTATTAGGGCCTTCAATTTCTTGAACACATGCAGGATTTACAAAATCAAAAACTTTCAATTATTCTGCTCGACCGCACTTTTGTCGTTTGGCGTTTGTGAGTGCGCCAAAATCCACTACCCATTCTGTTCCAGGTGCAATTTCTTTGCCTGTAGGTGGCAGTGCAAATCTCACTCCAGCATACTCTTGTATCTGTGCAATAGGAGCACGAAACTTAGTAAGGTCATTGCCCAAGTTAACATAAGGTTTGGTATGTGGAAATATCCAACCTGCCATTTGCCCTGTAGCCTGATTAACCACCAGTTTGTAGTAACCATGCGGTACCACAACACCATTGCCGATTGTGGGATTGTTAACACCGTACATAGCGCCCACAAAGATTGTGAATGGTTGGTTCAGTTGAACAGCCCAGCCACGAACTGATGTTTCTAGCAGTTTCCAAATGCCACGATTGAGGCTTCCATGTTGTGGATACATGTTGGTCATTAGGAATGATTCATATTCTACCTGTTGGCTCCAACTCAAGTCACCATCCGGGGCTGCGTGGCCTTTGTCGTAGCCTGTGCCAGCATAGTCATCTGGGCGGGCACCACCTGGCACTGATTGATCTGCTACAAATGCATTGGTGCGTGGAAAGCAGCCTAGTGCATTTTGTGGCTGTAGGGTGTAAGCGACATAAACAGGAATCTTTGCAGGTGCATCATAAGCCACTAGATATGCTTCTCTGCAGATAGCATGTGCCGGACGGGCTGTTTGTGCCCATCCCCATGGTGAATGTATTTGACAGGCTTGTGCCGGTAGCGGAGCACGTTGATCCCATGCTTGAGATGACATGCTGACCATGGTCAGCATTATGGCTAATATTTTTTTCATTGTAGGCCTTGCAGTAATATACTACTATTTACCGTGGATAGCCAGCAAATGCTTTTACAGGGCTGGTATGATTTACCAATGCTGGTTCTAAACTATTTGGAGTACTTATTTGTATTTTTTTAGCAGGCAATCCAGACATCTTTAATGCTTGATCAATTATTGGTCCAACACTGGCATTAAATCCAGCAACCACTGCATCTTCACCAAATGCTGCTTCTGCTGACCAGGTAGGTAGTTTGTTAGTAATGCCATCTGTTCCGGCATCACTTCTAGCACGAGCCATTGCCACACCCAAGCGATATATCTGATATGGGTCGCTAGATTGCACGCCTGGTAACACAAACACATGATTCATAGGATCTGCTTGCTCAGACGGTAGTGTTGCTTCTTCGCGAAGAAATTCTCTTGCTCTCATCGTGGGTAGCCTTTGAATGCTTTTACAGGACTGGTGACATGCACTGATGGAATTTCTTTACTTTTAAAATCACCTTTGTTTAGGTCTTTGTATTCAGCACCAGCTGCTTTGAATGCCATGACCAACATCTGTTGTTCTTCTTCTGTGTAAGGATGTGCGCTACGGTCTTTACCAATCCAAGATTCATCATCCATGTCTGGAACAAATGTTCCGTCAGTAGCTGCTACTGCCATCATCACACGATTTAGTGTGTAAGTGCTGTCAGTTCTACTAGGGTCAAAAAACAAATTCATTCCAACACTTGCATCTTGCTGGCGGTGAGTAATTTTACCTCTTGACTCCTGAATGAATTCTGTAGCTCTCATCAGGCACTACCATAACCAATCACACCTTCTTGTGCAGAACTTGCTGTGCCCAATGCAAGAGCAGTAAAATTGGTGCCGGTCAAGGTCAAATAGTTGCCTGCACCTACATAAATTTCTTGAGTGGTTCCGTTGGGTACACTTACTGCATTTGCATATAGATTACCTACAGCATTAGCAGTGCCCAGAGCAGTAGCGAACACTTGATAGGTAACATTATTGCTTTCAGAATTGATTTGCGCTTTGTCTGTTGTCCACAACACATTACCTGCTGTGTCTTTGATTACTTGAATAGCCATTATTTGTTATCCTTGTTGGGCTGACTGACCACGGGTTGAAATAGTTCACGAGTTTGATACATCACTCCAGGAATTTCCACGGGTTGTTGTCTCACCGAAGGAATTGACGGAGGCACATATTCATTGGCTTTGCGTTGTGCTAGTTCGGCTGCAATTTCACTGTATGGTGTCATGATTTTTACCCCTTGTAGGCTCGCCATTGATTGGTCAAAGCAAATATACTTTCTTCAACTTTTTTCTCTTTGTCAGCAACAGCCTTTTTCATTGGCTCTTTTTTGTCGCCGTCTTTGTCCATGTCCAAGAAGTCAGGCTTCTTGGCTTCTCGGATGCCGGCAATGTCACGCATGCGGCTCAACATCTGTTCAAAACTTTCTGTTACAGACTCGTCGCACTCGCAAGGAGCACAATCGCATGTTGGGCACTTCTTAGCTTCATCAAGCTCTTCTTCTTTGGCCTCATCAAGATCTTCTTCGGCTTCTTCTTTCATGGTTTGTTGCCATGGCTTGAGATTGTCTTGCTGAACACCGGCCATTTCCATCATTCTACGAAGAGCTTCATCTTCTTCGTATGTTGCTTGACGATTTTCTTGACTGGCAATCACAGGTATAGTAGTTTGACCAGTTGACTTAGGACCGTTCAAACCACCCGAATATTGCAGTGCATCGTCGCTGGTTTCTGTGTCTGTGGGCCAATCTGGTTCATTTTCGTCCAGGGCTTCATGCACATCACCGCAACCACAGTCGCTCATACCGCAGCTGGAACATGCTTCTTCACCATGTTCATCGCCCATTTCCTGTCCCATGGACTCACCACCGCCTAATCCTGCGTTTTTCAACAGGCCAGCCAGTTTGAGTGCATCTTCGTCTGTAGCAGTAATGGTCAAGCTCTTGCCGCCTTCAGTTGAGTCGCTCATGTTCACGCTCATTGATTCAGCAATCATCTTTTCCAATTCACGATTCATTGAGTCGTAAATGCCTTTGCCAAAACTGAAGCCGCTTGATGCAGTAGGAGTTTCTGCTCCGCCTTGCTCTTTAACTTTTTTAGGCTTGTCTTCTTTTTTGTCTTTCTTTTCGTCGTACTCGATATCTTTGGCAACTCGCTTGCCAGCTTTCTCAGCTTTCTCATCTTCTGCGCCACGCTTTTTACCGTGGATGCCATCTTTCTTCTTCTCGTCGTACTCGATATCTTTAGTGACTTTGCGGCCGGCTCGTTCAGCACGGTTGTCACGTTTGTTGGTTGACTCTTCGCCCATGGCCATTTCTTCGTCGCCTTCTTGATTCTGCATGTAGTCATCCACAGCAGTCATCATGCTTTCAATTTTGGCCAACTTAGATTGCACCCATTCTGGCAAGTTGTCGTTGTCACCTAGGATCTTTTCCAAGGCTTGTGCATGACGCACCACAGTCTGGATGCTGTCTTTGGCCATTTCGCCTTCTTGATCATATTCACCTTGATCTGCTGGATCACGGTCATTTTCTTTAGTCATTAACTTTGAACGGCCTGATGGTCCTTTGGCACCCATCTTGCTGCCTGTGCCTGCAGGACGTCCACGACCGCGCTTGGCTGGTTGAGCATCAGCGGCGTCATCGGCGCCCACTGAATGACCTTGGTCATCCACTCTGCGAGTTACTTTGCGACCTGTGGCGGTAGTTTCAATGTCGTGTTTGTGTCCACGCTCAACATGACCAATCTTAGGTTTGGCAGCACGAGCATGCACATCTTTGACCATGTCGTCCCAACCTTCGTCAGCCACCTGCTTCTTGCCGCCTTTGCGCAACATAGCAAAGTCGTTGGCATCTAATTTGCCATTTTTGTTCATGTCAATTTTCTTTTGCTTGGGACTCAACGCACCTTTGATGGCTTCGGCAGCCACATCGCCTAAGCGCTCGTCAACTTCTTTCTTGGCACCAGCAATCTTGTCAGCAAATGTAATCTTGTCTGCTGGAGGGGCCAGTTTGGCAAATGACTTTTGTTTAGCAGTCATTGGAGCACCAGCTTCCATTGGGCCGTAATCTTCATTAGACTTGGCCATGCCAGGCTTGCCATGTTGTTGAGCTTTTGGAACGCCCATCTTGCGTTGTAGGTCGCGCATCATGTCAGCATCATCGCCGTGGCCCAGTTTGTTTAACACAGCGCCGCCAACTTTCTTGGCCATACCGCCAACTTTCTTGGCCATGTCGCCTAGACCTTCGTCTACTTCTGTGTTGTCATACTTGTCGTATTTGTTGCGAACAGGGTCTAATGCTTTGCCTTCACGTCCAGCTTTGGCCAATGCTTCCATACCTTGCTTGCCATACTTTTCATAACCCTTGGCTGCACGGCTCATGCCTTCTTCTTCTAGCTGACCAGCTTTCTTCATCTTCTGAAATTGTGCGCCAGCAATGCGCTCACCTTTTTCACCGCCGCCGGCTTTCTTGGCAAGAGCTTTGAACCCTGTTGTGGCATTGTTGTGCTTGCCCATGTCGCGCTCGTTCAACTGGCCGTGTGTTTTACTAGGGGTCTCACGGATCTCGTCTAGCTTTTTGTTTAAGTCGTAAAAAAATGTCATTTTATTATCCTCTTGGGTTGCGGCCGGTAGCAGGCTTGGGTTGACGCTTGATATTGGTCATAGGGCTTTTGTTGCCCTGGGGAAGTTGATTGGTGGTCTTG